GAGAGCTTTGTGTCGCCTATAATCCTAGGATTTGACGATACCTCTCCAGTTGAGTTACCCGTGAGGGTAAATCATATGCCAAGGGCAAGTCGGTTAAACCGACAGCCCGGGGCACTCCAGCAAATCCACCTAAAAGAGAATTCTCTCTTATAGATTGGACCCAGTTCTCTGGTAAAACTTGCTGTAGTGTGGCTACGACCTTCTCGTCGAAGGTCCTCACCATTTCATCAAGAACCTTAGGAACTAAGGAATTGATGAGAGGATGAGTTTGATTAAAAACAAGTTCTGTCCGTTCAGCTGCTCTAAAAAGAGGAGCTCCATAGACATGCTTGTTAATAATCTTTGATAGCCCGGTCAGAGACTGCTCATCTCGATCTACCTTTCGGAAGACCTCGTGAGTAGCTTTGGTCATTAATTCCAGATTGGAACCTGGATAAGACCAATTAAGACCGAATGGTGAAACAAGGTGTTTCACACGGTCAACCACAACTCGCTGAGGAGTCGTAAGGAGACCAACAGCACGTCGACCATAATTTCGGACTAAGTCTAAGAAGTTGTCATCTGACACTTCTCGCCACTTATAAGAAGGTATAACCTTCTTAGCAGTGATGACTTTGCCAGCGAACTCACAGAGTTCGGTTGACGAAAGTGACTTTTCCGGAGAATATGGGCACCCTAGTAATTCAAGTGCTGATTTATATCTAAAATATAAATCGTCATCAAGAATTACTACGTCATCGCCTAACACAAAGAACTGATTGTTGTAATCTCCCTCAAGGAGGAAGAGCAACAAAAAGCCATGTGTTATCCCAAAGGAAGCAAAACTTGGATATAATCCAAGAGGCTGCCCTTGGCGCCATTTAATCGGACCAATGGATGAAATCCATGTGGAACGAGAAATCTCTCGAAAGAGATCAATGGACGGATGATCACCGATTAGTGCATGAAGCACTTTTAACTGTAACTTCAAAGGGAAGTAATCAGTTGCGTTAGATAAGTCCACAGAGTGAACTTGTCCACCGCTGGTGAGGTGTTGTTGAATGAACTGGTAAGGTTTAGAGTGGTCATGCGTGCAATCCCAAGGGAGAGCATGCATGAATTCGTAGAGTGCAGAACCAAGTGGTTGTAAAGCCACCTGGTGAACAAGGAACGGAGAAGCGATTGCTCGCAACTTCAAACCTGGTTCTTGGAGGAAGTGAACCTCCCCGCCGAACGTATCAAACGGTCGTCGGTCTACAATCTCGGATTTTGGTGACCAGAGACCCTTCTGAAGGGCACTGATGTCCGTACCACGGACCACCAACCGGTAGATAGATTCATATTTATAATATAGCGCCCGATGGGAGCTAGT